TACATATAATCTGTATCCATGAAATACATTCTTGAAAGTTCGCCTGATTCTGCGAAAACGTCTTTGGATGGGATTAGTGGCACACCGTTGTATGTTGCAACTACGAAACCTGCTTCCATACCCGGAACACCCTTTACACCGTTTACACCCGGCACAACTCTCTTCATTTCAGTAAATCTTTGCTGTGGTTGTAAGAGTTGTTGGATTTTCTCTAATGTATCGTATCCTGTAAGGATAACTTTAGGCTGTCCTCCTTTCTCCCATACACTTCTGAACATTCCGTCTAAGATGTTTAGAGACAATGCTCTTGCTGCACCTGCTGCCCCTGCATCAACATTAGCATCATACCATTGAGCAGACCCTGCCCCTGCGCCATTACGGGTAATGCTGTATTGGTTGTGGTCTGTAATTGCAGATACGAAATCTGTTGCAGATTCTGTAAAGGAAGATGATAAAGCACGATCTAGGCTTTGGAAATTGTTTCCTGCTAGTGTATCTACATCTTCTAATAGCATTTTATTGATGTGTTCAGCGTGGTGTTTTGCCATTTCCATCTTCATAACTGCTCTTGCATCTCCAAGACCGTCATCTTTGTCTGCTAGGAACATTGCTGTTTCTGATAGGTCGAAAGTGTGCGCTACTGTTCTTGGTTTTGTGCTGACTTCTTCAAATACAGGCTTGCTTGTGTCAGGTAGTGTTCCGTTTTCTGCAACACCGCCACCGCTTGTGAATGATGGTTTGTCAGTAACGACCCTCCAACCACTCTTTTCCCACGGTTTCTTAGGTAGTATAGAAAATGCATTGAACTCTTGGTTCAGTTGCGACCAAACTTTACGGCCAAATATAGCCTGATAAGTTCCGGTTGTGCTGCTCACTAAAGGCGAGTCAGCCTTCAAAAGGTCTGTACCGGAGTATGCCCATGCGTTAGCACCTGCACCTGCCCCGTAGTATAGCCTTTCCATATCTTCAATTGTGCGTAAGTATCCTCTTGATCCACTCATATTTTTTTCCTCCGTTTATCTCCGTTACCCGAAAGACGCTTATGCGCCTCTCAAAGCCCTCCTTGCTAGATCTTCAGTAGCAATCCAAGCGTCAAGGTCATTGCCCATAGCGGCAAATTCTTCGTGGGTTGGAATGCGAATATCTGAAACATCAGATTTCTGTATAGATGCTGTTGAGACAGCAGTTGAACGTAGTGAATCAATTTCTGCTTTTAATGTAGCAATTTGACCGCTATAATCAGATGCTTTCTGAACTTCTAATGCTCTAGTAGTTTCTGCGTCATAACGTGATTCCCAATCTGACTTAACAAGGGTTTTCAATGCTTCTTCATCTCTTAGAGATGCGTATGCCCTGTATCCACGCTCTAATCCTTCAGACGTAACTTCATTCTTGATGATGTTTTGATTGCCTGATGGTGAATTGTATGCCATGTTTGCAACACCCGGTTGCTTGATGACATATTTGTTTCCACTTGGCCCTTCAAGGGATGGGGCAGGTGCAAGTGTTGCATCTTCTCCTGAACCGATTGGATCTCCTTGTCCTCGGTGTGAATATCCGCCGCTACCTTCTTGTAGGTATGCTTTCTCTAATCCGAAGTGGCCTCTTAGACCATCTAAATCTACTCCTTGTTCGTGAGCAAACTTCTCAAGAGTGTCAATGTATGCTACTGCACCATCATTACTCTTTTTGGCTTCTTTACCATCGGATTTCATATCTTTATCCTCTTTGTCGCCTTTGTATCCCATTTTCTCATCGGATTTTTCTTCGGTCTTTGTTATCGAGTCTGTATCAAGATGTTTTAGTATCCCTGTCAAACTTTCTCTTATCTCTACTAACGCTTCGCTTTCAGTCATTTTATTTACTTCCTGTTCATTATCCATTTTTAGGATTGTATAACGGGCTTCGGGATTAATCCCTTTCTTGCACAAGGTTATCTCGTGCAATTCCAAGTCCGTAATCTCACGGTGGTTTCCATGTTCAGGTGTATGCTTAGATACACGGAACAATGCTTGCCCACCTATTGAAAAGGCACGAAGATCACCATCTCGTACCTGCTTTTGCACTTCTCGTGCTTTCTGAATATCGCTGCGTATTTTACATACTACGAATAATCCGTGATTATCTACTTCGGATTTCCATAAGCGACCTTGTGAATCTGTATAATTATCTACAACCTCTCCAACTTGGATTCCGCTATGTGCTAACTGAACATTACGAAATGCTTTGTTATCCATGAACTTACCAAATGCCTTAGTTAGAGCAGAAGTTGGTATTCTATCTCCCTGTTTATCTACCATATCTACACTAGCATATCCTGCTACGAATAGATCTTCTCCTTTGGACTCTTTTAGAATCCACCTATCTGACGTTTCACCGACAGCATACCATCCTTGACTCATGCTTGCCGTTGCCATTAATCGAACATACTTTTCTCAATAGTATATGAATAACATCATGACAGGGCTGACAGCCTTCATAGGACATGATCATCACGAGTGGCTTGCACTACATCGTTTTCATCTTCATCGTGATTTTTTTCTTTACCGGGATAGCGAAGTATTGCTTTCCCTTCTTTCATATCTAAAACAGCCTCTCCGTCATCCGTTGTTACTCTCATAGATAATGGCTTGAACATATCATCCATATTTTCTTCTTGTTCTTCTCTTTTTGGATTGCCGAAGGTAGTGTTTTCTTCGTCTGTAATTTCAGTCGGCCCTGTTGGTGCGGTAAGATCTGCTTGCATCCCCGACCACGCCCCACCATCTGCTGATGCGCTATTCATTCTAGGAAAAGCAAATTTTTCTGCAATATCATCATCAATAGCCTCATTTACAGTCCATTCCCCACTTTCTGTTCTTTCAAGCCCGTATTCATTACCATACAATTCTAACTTCTTAGATGTCAAACCATCAACAATCCCAATCAATCTTTTCTCTTTCATTGATTCATCGGCATTTGCAATAGCCCTTCTTGCATGACGCATGATAGTTGAAATAGAACCTTTCTCTTCTTCTTCAGTCATAACTTCAGGGGCTTTATCCATTGATTTTCTTTTTAGAGGGCGTTTACGAGCAGAATGTAATGGTCGTAATGTTCCGCTATCTGATGACGTAACTGTTCCTGTATTTGCTGTTGCACCACCTGCCGCACCTTCTTTGAGGAAAATACCCGCAACAGGACTCCAAATCACAAATTGTGCTTTTGCTTGTTTAATTAAATGAGATGGGCCTTCGTAATCAACTACAAAGAACCCTTTATCATCCATATCTGTTTTCACAATTACCGGCTCAAATATTGCAGGATATTCTAAAACAACTTGATTGCCCTTCAAACTCATTTCAGGCAAAGGAGGTAAAGGGGATGCTTTTGATATATCATCTTGAGGATAAAGAACCCACTTTGGGTGAACTTCTTTTCCTTTGATAAAAGTAGAATGTGCATCTCTAATTAGTAAATCGCTCTTATCTAAAGTAGCAATTGTTTTCATTAATCCATCTTCGTCAGTAGTAACGCATGAATTAGGAGATGGGAAATGAACATTGTCTGTTGTTGTATATAGTGTCCTTAATGTATTTACTCGATCACTTAATGGCTCAACCGCCATATCCGTATCTTTGTGAACTAACAAATCTACAATAGTAAGTAAATCACCATCCACATAAGCATCAAATGTTGCATCACCCTTGATTGTATCTTTTAGAGACTTCTTTACTTTAGTAGGTAAACTTGTAGGGTTTATGCTTTTACCTTTTTTCTTAACCATAATTCTTTTTCCTTTTGGTTTCTTTTGGACTACCCATTCACCACTAAAACCTTTGAGCGTACTCATGTCATCTAAATCTCTTATGACGTGTGCAGGTTCAATTAATGATTCAAAAACACCTGTTTGTTCATAATCATCTGATTTATGCAAATCAGTAGTTAGAGACATACTCCCTGTTGGATGTGCAGATAAAGCATTTATTTCTCTTGTTTTAGGTGTAATAGGATGCATATGATGATTCATGTTTAATCCATTAACTAATCCTTCGTGTGCTGTTCTTTGTAATAGATTGAATGGTTGTTCTTTTACATCAAATGATATATCGTTAATACGAGGATCCCATTTCCATGCTAGGTTAGCACTCATGTTATGCCCCCATGCATCTGTATTTCCTGAATTAAAGATAGGCGGGGCTACTCTTTTTGAGGATGGATGCACGTTTCCAAACACGCCTTCTCCGTGTTTTCCTCTCATTAATGCCATGTTAGCAGCCGCAGCCAATTGCTGAATGTTGCCTCTTGCAATAGTATTGGCATTCATATCTTCAGTTGTTGTAGGAGAAAACAATGCATTACCATGCTTTTCTCTAAGCCCTTTTGCCATTTCCATCATTTTCACCCTAAGTGCAATATCAGTATCATTATAATGTGCATTGTGCAAATCATGCCACATAGGATTAGAGTTAGGGTGGTTTTCCCTAAACATACCCCCTCTTGCTACGCCTAAATCAGTAACACCTTGCATTGCTCTACCGAATGGACTAATCGAAAATGCATTTGTTGGTATTGTCATTCTTGCACCTTGACCCCCTATTTGTGAAGGATGAAGATGTTGATGATTTGCTGCATGACTCCAACTTGCCCTTCTTCTTTCAAAATCAACATCTCCTATTGAAGTAGGGGTATGCATATGTGAATTATCGGGCGAATCTCGTGCTAATTCAGGGAAATGGCTACCACTAAGCATAGCAGGAGAATCTATTTCCACTCCGTTTGTTAAGAAATCAGACAACCAACCTTCATTGAATATATCGGGATATGATTGTTTTAAGATAGTGTCGAGAGATTTTGAGTCTCGCCCTACACCACCCCAACGCTGAAACGGTTGCCACCAATGATGGTTATGTGATTCTTCATCATCAATAAATGGATGAATTAAGTGAGATGTAGAGTCTAACGCCATAGGTGATGATGTAGGGCCATGTCTATCGCTTGGCCTCATCCACCATGCTTTCAAAGGAGTAAATCTATCTCGCCAAGATCGTAATACTCTATCCCATGTTATCCCTGCTTTGTTTTGCATATTGTTTCTAATGCTTTTTGATTCGGGAGAAGAATAACTATCTGTTTTTGAAAGGTCTTTTAACAAATCTATCATTGATTCATTCTTGTCATTACTACTCCATTCTAAACCAAATAGATAAGGTAGCATACCAAATTTAGATAGTTGTTCTTTTTTATTCTCTTGCCATTCTTCATAATTAGAATGCCTATTTACATCTTTTATGTATAAATCTAATATTGATTCATCAGGTTTGCCATAAATCATAGCCTCATCAGGAGATAAACGATTGTTGCGTTCTCCTTCTTTGTGTTTATGAGCCAAAGTTAATCTT